CAAAGAAGCAGTTGAAAATGCCTATGAAATTGAGTACGAGTATAATATGGAAAAAGCTTTCGACAAATTTAAAGAGTTTTTAAGAAAATACCTTTTAGAAGAAAATAATGGAACAACATAAATAAAAAAATCATTGATAACCTATTGGCACTTATTCTTACGTACCATAAGGTTATCAATGATTTTTTGGTAACTTGGGATACAATACAAGCTCAAATTCGTCAGGCCTGTTATGCCAACGTCCATTGACTGTTTTAGTATATACGGCTTTATCCAGCACTTCTTTTAAAAGCTTATTTTTAATAGCCGGATCGTCTGTAGTTTTATATAATTCAAGGACATTTTCAATTTTCGGAATAATATTTTTTTTGCTTTCTTCTCTCATTTCTTCCCGGTGCAGTTCCTGGATAAGTTTCTCTTTTGCCTGTCTGGTCTCATTTATTCTCTCATTAATGATTTTTGACCGTTCCAGGAAGGTTTCAGTTGAATATATACCCTGTTCAAGCAGATCATATATGTTATTCATCTGTTTTTCAAGGGTTGTAAGCTCTTCATCAATCTTTTTTATATTTTTCCTCATCACTTCTATTTGTATGTCTTCACCGGGTTTTTGATCATCCATCAGGCCCCAGTCTAACTTATAATTTCGGAGCCATTCTTCCAGAGCCGATAAAAGGTGCTCTTCTACATAAGATAGCTGTGAACTTACATTACTGCATGCTGTACTTGGGCACATAAGTGTATCGGGTTGTCTGTTGTTATATGGCCTGCGTACCATCCGACGGCCACATACACCGCATACAACTATACCGGCTAAAGGATTTTTTATCGTAGCGTCTTTTGGGCAAGGTTTTGGCGGATTCTCGGCAAGGTATTCCTGGGCAAGATTCCAGGTTCCGATATCTATAATAGGCTCGTGCAATCCATCAACAAGGATCCAGTCTTCAGGCTTTGCTCTTGGCCGTGTTTTTTGCATTTTGCCGTCAACCATTTTCTTTATTTGTGGCCTGAAATTCCAACGGATTTTTCCGATATAAACCGGGTTCCTCAATATCGTTTGGATAGTGGATGGTACCCATACATCGCCTTTTGCCGGTGGAATATGAAGTTCATTTAATTTGCGTACAATAAGAGATACTCCAAGTCTCTCAAAACTGCCATCCGCTTGGCGTTCACCTTTAGTATACAATTCAAAAATCATTCTTACTATATCAGCCTGTTCAGGATGAGGAACCAGGGTATATCCTTTTTGTCCTTCAAGCTTGTTGCGTATATATCCATATGGCGGTTTATTTCCGACCCATTTTCCTTCTTGTACGGACGCAACACGTCCACGCTGCAGCCTGCGGTTAATTACCTTGTATTCTCTTCGCGACATAAAAAGCCCGAACTCAAAATACTCCTCATCAAACTCATTATTTGGGTCATAGATCTTCATAGGAGTAATAATTTTTGTTCCGGTGTATTTAAAAGTTTGTGCTACTATACCCTGGTCAATGGTATCGCCACGGGCAAGCCTTTCGACTTCCATGACGAGTACTCCTTCCCACATGCCTTGTTCGACATCCGAAAGGAGCTGCTGCATAACCGGGCGTGCTGCGATGGTTTCTCCGGATACAATCTCTCTGTATATTTTTGTCACATTGATTTTTAGCCTTTTTGCCAGTTCAAGCAATGCCTGTTCATGACGTTTCAGGGTTTCGCCTTCGCCACGGGCTTCAGCTTCAACATCAGCCCGAGATTTCCTCAGATATATGCAGTACATGCTATCACCTTATTTGAGAATATAATCAGGATCCAACCATTTATCCAAGTAGTCATTAAGCACTCTTTCATTATATGCATCTAAACTTTTACGGTATAAAACTTCATAGCTGTCTATATGTCTGGTTATGAGAGAAGTAATCTGCTTAGTTTCACGATATATAGTATTCCTTTGAATGTATTTGATTTTATTCCTTGCAGCACTTTCAGAAACCAGGTACGTTTTACTGATTTGCTCCGGTGTCATTTTACTCTTCATAATAGGAGTTGTCGGCATCAGCAACTCATCAGCAAAAATATTCGCTTCGTATTCAAGTTTTCTATTTGTTATATATGTACTGTTATCGTATGAACCAAAATGACCCAGGGCGATATGCCCAAGTTCATGAGCCATAGTGAAAATGATTCTTTCCAGGCATTTCTCGCCAGTTCCTTCATCCAGAAACATTTTGTATTTATTTTTCTTTTTATTGTAACAAGTGAACCCAGGTAACCCTTCAAGGTTAACAAATTCCCAGGTAATATCTTTTTTCATTCGTTTAATTACTTTAGAAATGTCAATAGCGCTTGAAGTGTCAATTCTTAGTTTCTCTAATAATTTAATCGCTTGGTTGCGTATTTGGTAATCCCGATTGTTTTCAAAACGTTCGTAATACAAAACGCCGCCTCCTGAAAATATGATATTTCCATTATAAAACAGGAAGGCGGGTTTATCAAGAACATTTGTTCTTTAAATTAATAAAAAATCTTTCATTTGCTAATGTGTTATATTATAATATTATCAAAAATGGGGGTGTAAATTATATGCGCATAAAGTATAAAATCCATAATTTAATTAACGATATTGAATTAGTGCTTATTAAGTATGCGTACATTTTTGCACCCATAGCGGGCTTAATTATTTACTATATTCTTATACATATCATAAAAATTCAGTTAGATCCAAATTTTATGATAAGTTTAGTTAATGTCTCTGGTATATTAGCAGGATTTTTATTTACTTCATTAGGAATTATAATAACCTTACCTGATAATAAATTTACTCAAATGCTTACCAAAATAGGATATATGAAAATTATTTATACTGCTATGTTTATGGGAATTATGTCTTTCTTAATTGCCATGCTATTAGGGTTATTTAATATAATTGAACAAATTACTAAATTGCTTTTTGTTATCGGTATATCTGAAACTTTTTTAAGTGCATTTTATTTATATAGGGTTAGTTATTTTTCAGGAAAATCTAAATAATAGGAATTGCATTAGCTAGCGCTGCTTTTATTTTATCTAAATCATCAGTTGACTTAAGATATTCTTCATCTATATCAATGAATACTTTCTTAGAAAGTATTCTTTCAACTAGTTCTACCTCAATGTCATTTTCTTCTTCATCGGTACCCATTAATTCGAATATCTTAAAATCAGTTTTTATTAAATCAGTATTTTTGAGCATTTGTTTAGTTTTATCTGTTACTGGATTCATTCTAAAAGATATATCAATATCAGCTTCTCGGAGCGAAGATTGCGACATATAAAAGGTATTTGTAAGGTTTAATAATTCATTTCCAACCCGAGAGGAATCATCAAAGATTAATCTTATTTTGGTTAGGTTTTTCATTCTGTTTATTTTATAGTCAATCTTATCATCATATACATTGACTATATACAGATTATTTATTAAAGATTGATCTATAACTTCTTTCAAATAATTGCAGAAATGAGTTTTAAATCTTGGTGCTGAAGTGTTGCTTAATACAGCACAAGTTAGATTTCCAAAATGGAAGTAAAAATATGTATAGTGTTCTAGATACAGATTCAGACTTTTTTCATCAGAATTTACGATGGTTCCATCATCTTTACTTCTTAACCTCTTTAATACACCACCTTTTAAATCTTCAAGCTTGCCAATAATTCCAAATAGGTAGTCATTACAAACATCAATAATTTCAATAATAACATTGCGGCTTCCAGATATATCGATTTGTGTTACTTTTTGATCTCCTGGTCTAATTGATTGAATTATTTTGTTTATGAATATAGTATGCAATTCATCATCAGACTTATTATAACTATATAAGGGAAAGAATTCATAGGTAATCTTATAGAACTCAACTTTTTTTTGCATAGATGGCGTAACTCCTTTCTGTAGCATCGATAAAAGCTCAGTAAATAGATTTATTTTTAGCTTGCTAAATACTTACAATATTTTTTTGCATTTCATTTAACTTTTTATCTGTATGTAATTTGATATCAACATTTAATTTACTTTCTTGTATTTTTTTCTCTTGTGATTTACTTTCCTTCTTTTTATCAGCATATAGATTCTTTCGTAATAATTTCAAACCCCATATCGCAAAAATGCCAGATATAATTATACCAACTAATAATGAACCCACATCTCCATTTGCAAATAACATTACAAAACCTGTATACAAAAAAAGAGCAGCTAAACAAAGAATAATAGTTGCACCTACCGGAAACTTATTCATATTTAACGCCTCACAGTATTAGTTTTTTATTAATCTTCATTAATGAATTCTTGAACAAGCCTTTTAACAATTTCTTTCTGTTTGTCAGTCAATTTAGATACACTACGCATGAGAACCTTAACATCGTCAGGAAAGTCCTCATCAATATTGTTATTAGAATTGCGGACATTGGTGCGGCCAAGAAGGTAGTCTACGGAGACATTAAAAAAGGAAGCAATTTTCTGTAAAGTATCATAATCAGGCTGACGCTTTGATAACTCATATTTACCGTAAGTGGTTTGATCAATATTTAATTTTTCTGCAACCTCTTTTCGGGTTAATCCGAGCTCCTCGCGTAATTGCGCCAATCTGGTACTAAACACAACTCCATCACCTTATTGTCCATAGAATTGCAGCAGTTGGTGTAGACAGAAGATGAATAGAATCAAAATAACATAAAAATTAATTTATTTATTATACAGCAGCTCATCATGTTCAATTACAGCTTGTCCTATTCGTTCAACCTGGTCTGTGTGCTGTTTATACCCATCAAATAAAGCCTGTAGTTTCTGGCCGTGGTCATGTTCCATACGGGTAACAATGTTTTCAACAGAGGTTAACCTGGATTTTACCTCTGACAATTCACTATTTACCTTTTTAATTTCTTCATGCATTTCGTTTAATTGCATATCCATACTGGATATCTTTGCAGCAATTAGTTCTAATAATTCTCTATCTGTCACAGGGTACACCTCAAAAAATTAATTTAATTATCATCAATCCTCATTAATAAATTCCTGAACAAGCCTTTTTACAATTTCTTTCTGCTTGTCCGTTAGCTTTGAAACACTACGCATGAGAACCTTAACATCGTCAGGGAAGTCCTCATCAGTATTGTTATTAGAATTGCGGACAT